TGTCGTGGTTGCTGGCGATGTACTTCGCGTACTTCTGCCCGGCATGCCCGTAGTTCTGTGCCAGGACGGAGATATCCCGGCTGAACTCATTGTTCACCCGGTCTTCGAGCCCCTTGATTTCAGGCATTGTGACTTCGAACACCCGCAACCTACCTGCATTGGTGTTGGTAGTTATCTGATCCATGTGATCGTTGACCCGCTCGTTGCTGGCCATAGTGATCAACGTATTCCAGGTACCCATTTCTTGCATCTTGATAGAACTGGTTAGACGTGATTTCTCTTTGCCCTGTCCCAGTTGGAAAATCATCTTGACGAAGCCGTGGATAGTCTTGCGGTCCCCGCGCATCTCGTCCCAGTAGGCAGGTAGCGTATTCAGAAAGCCAAGCTTCTTTGTCACAGACAGGAACGTATCGTCGAGCGCGTTGACGCCGCGCACGGGATGACCCCACACCGACTGGGCCACTTTTAATAGGGAACTCTTGCCGGTTCCTGACGCGGCAGAGTATATCGAGAACGTCAGACCGGCTGAGCCGGTGAACTTCATCAGCGGCGCTGAGAACGCTGTCATCAAGGTGGCTGCTGCCGCCTGCCGGCCGTCCGCCAGTAGCAGCTTCGCTGATCTCTCCCATACATCCGCCTTACCATGTGGTGTGTAGTCGTTGAGTAATGACGCTTCGGGGTGGCTGAAGTGATCCTCCTTGCCATCTGCCGTGAAGATCTTCTGGCCAGCGCAGAATACCTGCTGCCCGCCACGTTCGCCCCAGCCAAGACCAGTCAACCGACTGATTGAGTTCTGTTTGATATCCGACATTGTCTTGAGCCAAGGCATCATGAACCCCTTAAATTCGCCAGTGGCGTTACCGCCTACCAGTACACGTTCGGACACGAGCAACTCACTCAGCGTACTACCATCCTTGGCCAGCAGCGTAGTGGGGATCTCAGTACGTATCACATTGCTCTTGGATGTGAACGTAGCGCGCATCATCAGCTCGCCTATCCCACGGTCTATAAGTTCAACATTGCCGATGTGGTATGGGAAGACCATCTTCCACTCTTCAGTTCCGTCATCGGCTTTGGTCCCAGTCTTCTTGAGCACACCCTTATCAGTAACCTTAATCCATGGCGGTAGATGAGCCATCTCTTCTCGTTTGCCCAGGACCAGGGGTGTCTTAATCCGTCCGTTATAAGGGCACCCCGCACAAATACTCCCTTTGTACTGAGCAAACGTTGTGCACAGTACTGGCCTAACTTGTCCATTGAGTCTTCGATCCAGTTTGTAAGCGAACTTTGCATCGACCTTCTGACGATCATATCCCGGATGACCTTCAGATAGGGGGTGAACAAAGTGCTCGGCGTCTTCTGTAAATGCGATAGTTGAAAGGATGTTAGACCAGAGCGGCTCCACGTGGTCTTTCCCACCTGTCGCAAGTGCGTCCTTAAATACGCCGCACTTCGTGACGATCTCCGACGTGAAGTAAGGTATCTGAGCATAGTCACTGGCCTTAGCACCAAGGTCATCGCCCACCGTACCCGCAAGGATCTGCGCAGCGTTGGACTGCTTAGGAGCCAGCTGGTTGGTGATCTGGTTGAGCGAGTAGGATGTGCCCCAGTCCTTAAGCACCGTGCAGGGGACCGGGACTTCTCCCTTGTGATTAAGCGTGCCCGGGATACGAAGGACGCGCATGGCATCAGCCGTGACGGCGGCATCAGCGCTAAAGCCCACAGCCGCGCAGGCAGATTTGATAAGTTGCGCAGCCGTCCGCCACTCATGTACATCGCACCCGGTATCCAGTACCCAGTACACATGGATGCCGCGCCCACTATCGACGAGTATGCTTGGCGAAACGATGCCTGTGCTTCGCACGAAGAGCTGCAACTGAGTGATCGCATTGGCCTTGTCTCCAAAGTCCTTGGCGTCCAGGTCTAGGTACAGACACCGCTTTGATGTAGGCTCAGCGCGGTTACGGCCCGCGAACGAGCCGACCGCGTAGTAGAGATCCAGCGGCTCCATAGACAGCCGCTGCACTACCTTGACCATAGCCTCGATAGACTGGATGCCGTTCACGTGCCTGACGCGCCCCGGGTCACCTTGCGGCAACCGCGAGTCAATCATCATGACCGTGAACGGCCCAGTCTCTGGAAGTACTCTCCGTAGAAAGTCTTCCATGGGTTACTTCTGCAGGCCGTTCAGCCCAGCCAGAATACCGGCGATGTCATCGTCCAACTGGCTCGTAGCCGGAGCCGGATCGGCCTCCTCCTCAGCCGCCGCCTCAACCACAGGGGCTGGAGCGGGCGCTGCCTTGGGCTTACGGCCCGGGGGCGGGGGTACCACGGCCGGCTTAGCCGCCGCGGGCGCTGCAGCCGGGGCTCCAAACGTCGCCTTGGACGCAGCAGGAGCCGCTACGGGGGCCGCTGCCTTGGGGGCTACTGCGGCCGGGGGCTGTTCGAAGTCGGGGTCAGCCGGGGGCGTGGCTACGACTGCCTCGCCATGCTCGGCCTTGGCCTCCGTCGTGAAGTCAGCCGAGAGAACCCGGGCCACTGAGTCGGACTGATATAGCTCGAGCACCTGTTGGGCCTCGGCATCAGTTAGCGGGCGAATGGCCTTGAAGGTTGCCTTCGGGTGGCTCACGTTCGGATCGAACCCAAACCGCACTGCAACAGAGTTGTACGGAAAGCCCCGAGACTTCATCTGGTCTGCGAAGGTACCGAGATCGCCCAGTTCGCTGGACGTGACGCGGTACAGCATGGGGCCGTTAAACGCCACGTTCTTGATATCAGCCAACGGTACGATCGCCAGCTTCTTGGTGTCGGCGCAGGCCTTCACCTTCTTGCCGGCTTCGTTTATCTTGGAACCCCATACGTTCATGGGGCAGCCGGCGCAGTTGTTATGCTGCGGGTTCTCCACCTGGTTGGACGGCGTCTTGCCATCCAGAGAGAAGCAGTCTGGCGGGGTGGTGGAGCCTTCTACCCACTTGCCCTTGTAGTACTGCTTGTTCACGAAGGGATTGGCCTTGATGATCACAGCCTCAAGACTCGGGGCCGGGTCGCCATCAGCGTTTGTGATCAGCGTCTCCTCCCCCTTGTACTTGATGCGCCACTTGGAACCCTTCTTGGAAATGACTGCGAAGCCACCGCCGCGCAGGCCCTCGCCAAGATCGTCACCCAAGGCGCCGCTGGCTACGAGCGCCTTGTATTCAGCCGACACGGTTGCGCCGGTTTCGTTCTGGAACAGAGTCACTTGCTGAGACATATAATCCTCACTTTAGTAAATTGAAAGCCGCCTGTAGGCCGGGCGGTAGATTGAGTTCTTCTGGTGTAACAAGCCCCATACCTATCGCGGTAAGGGGGTCGATTGGTATAGCGACTACGCCGTTCTGCGCTAGTTCACTGGCACTGCTGTACACGCCGCGCCTTTTCATCCCTCCATGAGTCAAGTCAAACAAATATCCAGTCTGGTGTTGGCCCCATACAGGGACGAAGTACACATAATCGAAACTGAATACCATTCGACTCATGACTTGCGCACCCGTACTTCGGTCTCACGGGTCACAGAAACACCCGGAGGCGCTTCACCGTGCTGCTCCATGTACTCCTGTACTACAGACTTGGACACGCGCTTCTCAAGGAATTCATAGGCTCCCGTCTCAATGATCCACTTTAACGTAGCGTCCCAATCTTCGCTTGTACATTTCGTTGCCGTCTGCAGGAACGCAATACCGCTTGCTCCCTTGAAGTTTGTAAGGCCAAGGCGCTGGAGTTCGCCCTGCAGCCATCCTTCCAACTTTGTAATACCATCGTTGATGGGGGCCAGCTGAAGTTTATGGTCCTCCTGCATAGCCTCCTTGCGCCGTCGCATCTCCAGATACCCGGCGATTACTTGATCGACTGTCATCGTAGTCTCCTTATGCGTCGTCTTCTAGTAACTCTAACAATGCACCCTGCATCTTTCCTTTGTTCCGCAGCCGGGTATACACCTGTTTCTCTGCTGCGGAGCCCTGGATATGCACGATGAAGGTGTTCTTCTTCTGGCCTGACCGCGTGATGCGGGCGTTGGCCTGTTCGTAGATCTCGTTGCTGGTTATCGGCGCGGCCCAGATAATGGTATTCGCTGCCGTCAAAGTCAATCCATGAGCCATGCACTGGGGGTGTGCCACGATAATTCTTGGGTCGCTTGTTCGTTGGAAGTCCACATAGGTGGAGTCTCGTTGCCCCTTTGGCGTCTCTCCATGCACAATCCTGACAGGATATCGCTTTCCGAGTATCCCGCCGAGAAGCTCGACAAGGTATCGAAACGGGGCAAAGACAATGAACTTTGCATCGGGCGGCGCCTCTTCGATGATCGCGAATACTTCACGGAATCGGCTGAGCCCACCAACGTATTGACCCTTGCCCTGCGCGTCATACACAAATCCTGCTGATAATTGGAGTAACTTAGAGAGCTTCACGCCTTCGTTCGCTGCACTGACTTCTTTCGACTTAATTTGGATCGCGAGTTCATCAAACATCTTTTTGTAGAGCTTGACCGCTTGCGGCTCCATTTGGATTTCGCGGGTTTGATACGTCGTATCTGGGAGGTCAAGGCACTGTGCACGAGTGAATCGTACGCTGGGTCGCATGACTTCCGCAACAACGTCGTTAGCCTCTTGGCGCGCGATCCATCTGAACTGGCTAACTTGGCGCATCGTGCGCTCTTTAAATCCCTTAAAGCTTCGTCCAGCATTTTCTGGAGATAGCAGCTTGACTTGACCGTAAGCATCAGACGGCTCGTTAGGAGTCGGACTTCCCGTAAGTCCCCAAGTGTACTTACTACGCTTAACAAGAGGCTCCAGGTTTTTCCATCTAACTGCCCGCGAGTTGCGGTAGCTCGCAATTTCATCAACGATGACTCCATCAATGTCAGTTCGCGCATACAACTCTTGGTGACAGACTTGAACTCCGTCATGGTTAATAACATAAATGTCAGCTGGCTCAGATAAGAGTTTAAGACGGCGTCGTTTGTCTCCATATAGCACCACTGTTTTTAGGTTAGGAAAATTCTCAAACACTTCGTTCTCCCACACTGTCACCAGCGTGGAGAGCGGAGCGGCTACAAGTATACTCTTCAGCCGGCCGATGCTGCGTAGGTAGTCATACGCGAACAGTACGGCCCGCGTCTTACCTACGCCCATCTCACTAAGCACGAATGCTCGGCGTGAAACAGAGAGCAGATCAGCCGTGGCGCGCTGCGACTCGAACGGTGTACCGACCCAGTCATAGTAGTACTGGATCGGGCTGGGCACCTGCATCCCCAGGTTGCGCAGCAAAATCGTCGTCTCGATATCGTGCGGCACAGCAAGGTAGTATTCACCTTTTGTCTTGAATCGCTGCGCTGCGGAGCCTAGGATGCTCTCTATGTCAGCGCGGTACGGTATCACTACCTTCTTGTGATCAGGATAGACCGTCATGAGGGCAGCTTGGCACCGAGGGCCTCGGCAAACGTCTGGTACTGATATGAGCGATTGCTACCTACCATCCGCATAACGTCTCGCACAATTTCTGGACGCACTCTTCGCTGCACGTAGCACAGCCACGCAACGTGCGTCCCGTTAGTCAGCCGCCTGGGTTTTAGGCAGAAGAAGGAGTGCCACTCGGCCTCCGCTATGATGCGCTCTCGCCACCGCTTCTCAGCTAGTATTACATGTTCTGCCGCGGACATTAGTCGTATGATCATTTCTTTTTCCTCTTCGGCTTCGTTGTGTTGCGCCATGATTACGCCCCTCCAAAGTGCTTGCGCCATTCAACAATGGCCCTCGCCTGGTTGGCCGCGTCATCCACAGGATTGTGCGCCGTGGTGCCCATCTTGTACGCATCGCCCAGTTCAATACCCAAGCGCTTAGCTTCGGCAAAGATCGTGCGGCAGTCGCGATGTATTCTGAAGTGCACCGGAAAAGCCATGGCGATGCCGCATCGCTTCCACCAGTTCTGCAGGATGGTGATGTCAAACTGCGGGCTGTTGGCCCATACTTCATCAGCGCCCTCTACGAACTGTTTGAACTTAACAGCTGCTGTGAGCGCTGACGTGTCACCAGAGAACGAGTAAGCACGCGCTGCCTCTGACTGTTGCAACCACCACTTCACTGTCCGGGGATCTATGTGCCCATGCCAGTCGATAGTGGCAATAGCGAACCCGGCCGTGTCGGTCACACCGTTCTCATCGAACGAGGCGAGCCCAATAGAGATCACGCACGCATCGTCAGCTGTGCTCAGCGTCTCTATGTCTACCATTACTGATTTCATCTAACCACTCCTTGAGTTGTTGTAAGTTTCCATCTATCACGAACACTATGCCACCAGCAGTTTCGATCTCACGGATCGTGAGCAGCTGGCGGGCAGTGGGTTTCCCTCCGGGGGCCTTCGTCTCTATGGCGCATGGCCGTCCCTTGTGCAGCACGTGCATGAAGTCAAGCGCCTGCTTACCCATGCCGTTCTGAACCGGGCAGTGCCAGTAGCACCCATGCTCTTTCAGCAACGCCTTAACGCTTGCTTTTACTTTTCCTTCTGGAGTCACGCTTAGCGTCCTGAATCGTGTGTTGGTGCGGGCTCAGGCCCCTGAAGGTTTTCTTCAGTGCAACAACTGACTTGGACAGGGCATCAACCAGCTGTGAGGTTTCCACAGATGGAGGCCGGTCATCGAGTAGCTTACCCACATGGGCAGCATCGAGAATGATTGCGCATGATGCAGCGATAGAAGCAATGTGTGGGACACCTGACTTGGGGTCTGCCCACTGGCCATCGTTAAACTTCGCCAGGTGGCGTTTAATTGCCCCAATGTATACTGACGACCTAGCACCAGCGGCTCTCCAGTTATACTTTCCATATTTCAGCGCCCCTTCAAGCATGGCTAACGTGGTGTAGATTATAAGCGTCTCGGGCACCAAGTCCATCGGTAGCTTGTCGCTAGCGATTGCGTCCTTGGGATTTGTATCTTTGGTGGCTCTCATTTCGTCTCCTTGTGATGAAAGAAGTGAAGCCCGTTGAACCACCTACGTATTACGTAGCTACGTACCAACGAGATCACGGTGAACAATAGCCCCATGCTGAACGCAGCACCGGGCTTGATGTGGAACCCATACAGCGGGAGGATCAGCATGTTGGCGAACCAGTTGATGCTGAATCCAATCGCGATGTTAGCCCACGCCTCGATGAACGAGCCTAGGTGGGTTTGCATTACAGCCGCCACTCCCCATCTACGATGTTGATAAGCTGCCGCTTGCCATTCGCCAGCAGGATGCAGTGCGTATTCAGCCAGCCGCTCGGGCCACCGTTGTACTCGAGCCTCAGTTTCGTGGAGGTACCCACCTGGTAGCAGCCCTCGTCAATGCCGGGAGAGTGCGAGTGCCCGATGACACTGCGCATACCGATGCGGCGCAGGTTCTTGATGCTACCCCGCGCGCCGTTCGGCCCAGCGTCGCCGTGCATACCCAGTTCGATATCCTTGAGCACGAAGCTCTCGTCGGACTTCAGTACCCGCACGTCGGGCATATTCGCCTGCTCCAGCCAGTACGCGAACGGACTTGGGTACGATGTACCCCGGCTCGTGAGCTTGGTCTGTCGCCGCATGGCCAGCGCCGTCTCTAGGTAGAACTCGCTGTTGGTAGGATCACCACGCCAGTCAGTAGCCAGGATCCAGCGGCGCAGGAAGTCGTCGTGGTTGCTCGACACTACTACAGACTTGGTATTTGCCGGCGTGTGTTTACGCAGGAACTCCACAGCGCGCTCAACTTCTGAGCGGATACAGTCAGCGTTGCCAAACTTCTTGGCGATAGCGTTGAACGCGTTACCATTATGGTGTGGGTTACAGCTGTAACCGTCCAGCAGATCATGCCACAACAGATGTTGCGGCCTCACCGAGTCAATGATTCCGTCCTTACCGAACGTAGCTGCCTCAACCTCGTGGTCGATGTAGTCAACGTGGGTATCGCCCATGATCAGGGCCAAGGCTCTAGCCGCGGGCTGCACCTTGTCAGAGTAGTACGTCGTGGCGATATCGGTACAGCTTTCGGTGTGCTTGTCGAAGTGCAGCTGCCGCAGGTGGAACTTCTTATCCTTGACCTCGACCAGCACAGCCGAGAGCGAGTGATGGAACTCGCCTATCTTTCCGGCCCGGCTATCCGTGTAGTTGGGGACAGTGCAGGCGCCCGTTGAACACACCAGCTTGGCCATGCGGCTGGCGGGTGTAGGCACAGATTTCAGAGCCATCTTCGTGTGGCCCACGATCCCTGAGTTGCTATGTGAGAGCGCGTCGAATCCACCCAGCGGATCAACCGCCGTCGGCTGTGTCTTGATATCGGCCAGCAGGGATATGTTCGGGCCGAGTTCTTTGCGCACGTTCCATAGATAAGGCCTGACTTCCGCGGCCCAGTGCTCGGCGTTGCGCTGACTCCCCGACCACTGACTGGTTGGGTTCTTGTATCGCAGCGGAACTACGAGTAGCTCAGCTGACAGGCTGCCCGCCATGTTAAGTAGCACGTCCCACCATACGGGCGAGACGGGCGTAGCGTTCTGCGCCGCGGTAATGATGTACCGTTTGGTTCCTTTCGGGATGGCCCGTTCGAAAACCGATGCAGGCGTCTCTA